TCGGCCTCGTTGTCGTCCGCGGGGCTGAAGCCTCGGGCGCGGACGGCGGCGACCATCGCGGCCTTGTCGGCGTTGCCCTTGCCTGCGGCGTGGCGCTTGATCGTGCCGACAGGAACGCCCTCGTAGGGGATGCCGCGCAGCTCGGCCCATGCGGTCAGCGTGGCCATGAGCCCGCCGTAGATGTGGCTCGCGTCGGTGCCCGCGTGGCGGCGGACCTCCTCGAACCAGATCGCGGCGACGGGCCCCGACAGCCGGTCGATCTCGGTCAGCCAGTTGGTGAAGCGCAGGTAGCGCATGCCGCCACCGTCGTATCGGCCGGGGCGCAACGAGACGGTGCCGCTGGTGATCAGTCCGTCATGGCCGCGGATCGCCCAGCCGGTCGAGGTGCCGAGGTCGAGCGCGAGGATGCAGCGGAGCAGTCCGCCACCCTCCCGCATCGGAACCGGAGAGTTGGTGACGGGTGTGACGGATGTGACGGATAGTTCCCTATCCGCTCCACAGGCGCGCACAGGCGCGCGCGTAACGGTCTTATAGGTATGATCCGTCACATCCGTCACACTCTCTGATTTCATTGGCATTTTCCTATTCTCCCGAGAAAAGGTCAGAGTTGCTGTCGTCGAGGGCGATGCCCCGGAATCCTTTGGCTGCGCGGGTGTTGTGACGCTCGAAACCCCGGACGATCAGGGCTTCCGAGAAGCGCTTGACCGAGCCCGCAAACTCGCCGTTCGCATCGGCCCACGCCTTCCAGTCGGCGAACATCGCGGAGGTGCTGGCGCTGAGGTGCAATCCGACAGAGCAGCGCTCGTCGATCCAGCGACCGATGGCGTCCTCGGCTTCGAAGTAATCCTCGGTCGCGGCCATCACGGCGGGCGGCGGGCGCAACCCTGTCCGCTGCCATTCGATGCAGCCCTCGAGCGCCCACGCGAGGATCCCGTCGCGTTCGGCCAGCAGCCTGTCCGCCAGGTGCTTGTCGCGCCGCGCGGGCGGGATGGTGACGGTGAACGGCACCATGTGCAGGCGCCGCTTCATCGCCTCGTCGACGTTGCGGATGGAAGGCTTGTGGTTGCCGACGATCAGCAGCTTGAACTGCGGGATGAACTCGAAGAAATCCTGCCGCATGAAGCGGGCCGTGATCTTGTCGCCCCCGGTCAAGGCCTTCAGCTTGCTCTCGGCCCAGCGGCTGCCCTGTTCCGTTTCGATGGACGTGACGATGCGTGCCCCGCGCAGCCCGGCCATGTCGGTCGGGTGGCGATCACCCTGCGTGGCCATGAACATGTCCATTGGCGCGACGGTGGCGTAGTCGCCAAGGATGGCGGTCAGGGTGTTGGCGAAGACGGATTTCCCGTTGGCGCCGGTGCCGTAGAGAAAGAACAGCGCATGCTCGGTCGTGACGCCGGTCAGGCAGTAACCCGCCATCCGTTGCAGGTAGGATTGCAGTTCGCCGTCCCCGCCCGTGACGGTTTCGAGAAAGCCGAGCCAGACCGGACAGGCGTCGGCGACCGAGGCCCCGGCGATCCGCGTCATGAAGAGGCCGGGGTCATGCAGCAGCGACGCGCCGCTGCGCAGGTCGATCACGCCTCCCGGCGTGTTCAACAGCCAGGGATCGCGATCCCACGGCTCCGTCGTGGTTGCGTGGCGGCGGTCGGAACGGGCAAGCCGCTCCACGGCGGACACGGTCGCGGCGCTGGAAAGCTTCGCCTTGAGCCGTGCAGACCCGGCGCGCGCCGCCGCCTCACGACAGATCATCCGGGCCAGATCGAAGGCCTGCAGCGTCTCCTCGCGCCGCCAGAGCTTGCCCGACCAGGTCAGCCAATGCCCCCAGCCGGCGACGTAGCGCCATGTCTCGGCATGTCGGGCTGCGAAGGTTGCGGCCAGCGCATCCTCGGTGAAGCGCACCGGCACCGGCCCATCATGCCCCCCGCCAGCAGGGCCGCCGCCATCGGGACCGTCATCCTCGTCATCGATCTCGCCGTTGCGGGCGGCGTCGCGTTTCCAGAGGCGTTCGGCTTCTTCGCGCAGCCGTGCCTCCGGCCAGGGAGGGGCAACGCGGGCCGCGTTGTAGGAGACGATTTCCTCCCACGCCTGTTCGCGCGGCACGTGGCCTTCGCGGGCACGGCGGATCCAGTAGCCGATCACGCGCGACAGCGCGTCGAACCGGGTGGTGCCGTCCACGCCGCCTTCGCGGACCTGGCGGCCGAACAGTTCGGTCACGCTGCCGCGCTCGGTGGCGGCCATGTTGAAGTCGAGCCCGTTCTCGCCTTCGAGCGGCGGCATCGCGATGATCGCCTCGAGCAGCTCGCCAAGGTCGTGATCGCGAGGATCGTGGTTCAGGATCTGCACCAGCCGCCGAAGACCCTGTTTGGCGTGGATCGATCCCGCCACGCGGATCGGCTGGTGTGCGGACCGAAAGGAAGGATCACCGCCGACCTTCGCGGCGATCATGTGCCGGGCGCGGCAGACCGTGGCGATGTCGTCGCCTTCGGCAGGCTCGGTCAGACGCCAGTAGAGGTGCAGCTTGCGCTGGCCCTCGGCGGTGACACCACCGGACGCGACTTCGAGTGTCGGGCAACCGAGGTGCTGCACAAGATGGTCGCGCTTCGCGCCGATGTCGCCATGGTCGAGATCGACCAGCACCACCTGCGTCTGTACGATGCTCTCCGCCCGCGCGTCGCCGGGAGCCGCGACTGTGCCGGACGCCACGAACAGGGCCATGCCGGCGTCGCTCGCCCATGTCGCCTGAAGCGCGAGTTTCGCGGCGAGCGTGGCGTCCGCTTCGATGAAGGGCACATGCGGCGGACCATCGCCCGCGCCTTTCTCGGCCAGCGCACGGACCGGCACCCAGCCGTCGCAGTAGCCGAACACCACGTCTGCATAGATCGCGATCATTTCGGCGTCGGGCGCGACGTCGTCGGGCGCGATGGTGTCGGATGGGACCGTCATGCCCAGCACCGTTCCCGCCACGCACAGAAGCGGCATTCGAAGTGGTCGGGGTCAGCCGTGTGGCGGGGAAGAAGTTCACCCGCATCGCAGGCGCGCAGGATCGTCACCGCCTTGTCGCTGGCGGACTGCGCGAGTGCGGCATCGAACGGCACGAGTTCGTGCCAGATCTCGCACGTGTCCTTGTTGATCGCCGTGAAGAACGCGGGCGCCTCGGTCAGGCCAAGATAGGCCTGATAGAGCGCGATCTGCGCGGCGTAGACCGGCTTGGCCTTCCCGACGCCGTGCTTCGCGATTTCCCGCCAGTTCTTGGCGTTCGCCGATTTGCACTCCCAGAGCGCAGGAACCGCCATGCCGTTCGGCGCGGCGACGACCACCCCGTCGGCATGGCCTTGCACACGTCCGCCCACGACCGAAAAGCCGAACTGATCGCCATGTCGATTGCGCGTGCGAAGATCGAACCCGGCCTTGCGCAGCCAGGCGATGGCCAGGTCCTCGAGAACGTGCCCGAGCGCGAAGATCCGCAGGGACTTGCCCGAGAACCCGGCGCCCTGGTCCTTCGGCGTCTTCAGGTATTCGTACTGCAGCCTGCGCTGGCAGATGTCGCCCAGCCGGCTTCCCCCGAGATAGTCGCGTTGGGGACGTTCGGCCTGTTCCGTCACGAGGGCGGTGTCGATGCAGGAATTGATGGTGTCCGCGAAATTTGGCTGCTTCTCCCGATGGTTGAAGTCGAAACCGGCGTCCATCATAACGGCACCTCCGGATCGGGCCGGGGTGCGCTCATCTGCATCGCCTCCTGGAAACCGTCGACGGCGGCCGTCGAGAGTGCGAGCGCCTGCGCCTCGGTGAGATCGGCGAACCGCGTGGTCCACCCGATCTCGGCCATCAGTTCGGCCATATTGCGGAGGGCGGCGCGCAGGGCTGCCTGTTCGCGTTCTTTAGGATCGATCATACGCCGACCCCGCTAGTGGGCGCTGGCATGCGGGAATGCGGGATGGCGCGGCGCGCCGGATAGATGCTGATCATGGGAGAGCTCCAGATGCTCTCCTCACCTACCGGCGGGGGTCTCGGACTGTCGGATCGCGCTTAGGGTCAGGACCCATTAATCAGGTTGAGGCCGCCCGGCGTGCGTGATTCAAGCTCCCGAACTGACGGGGGTGATGATGAGCAACCTTTTCTGGCTGACCGACGAGCAGATGGAGCGGTTGAAGCCGTTCTTTCCAAAGAGCCACGGCAAGCCGAGGGTCGATGACCGGCGCGTGCTGAGCGGCATAATCTTCATCAATCGCAACGGGTTGAGATGGTGTGACGCGCCGCGGGAGTATGGACCACCCAAGACGCTCTACAACCGGTGGAAGCGGTGGGGCGACATGGGGGTCTTCGCCCGGATGATGGAGGGATTGGCCTCTGAAGGCGGCGAGGAGAAGGTCGTCATGATCGACGCGACCTACCTGAAGGCGCATCGCACGGCCTCAAGCCTGCGGGCGAAAAAGGGGGGCCCGACGACCAGCGCGGGCGTCTGATCGGGCGCACGAAAGGCGGGTTGAACACCAAGCTCCACGCCGTCACGGACGCGAAGGGCCGCCCGCTGCGGTTCTTCATGACGGCGGGTCAGGTCAGCGACTACACCGGCGCGGCGGCTCTGCTGGGCAGCCTGCCCGCCGCCGAATGGCTGATCGCAGATCGGGGCTACGACGCGGACTGGTTCAGGGAAGCGTTGAAAGACAAGGGGATAAAGCCCTGTATCCCAGGCCGGAAGTCTCGCGGCACGGTGGTCTTGCCCCCATTTCACCGGACACTCAGGCGGTTGCGGTTTGAGCTGCGATGAACTCGCGGGGCGAGCGCATTTTCAGTCCTGAGTGCGGGTGGTGGTTGTTGTA